CTACAACTCCAGTGCGCTCAGCCCCATTCGAACAGTCACCGTAAGCGTCGCTCTGGCGATTGCCTCGGCGGCCCGAACGTTGCTGAGTAGTGCATCGTTTTCCAATACGCCCGCCGCGGGAGCAGCCGCCGGGCCACAGGGGCCGTGGGTGTTTGGCAAGGCATTCACCGTGGGCGCGCGTACGTTTCTGCCGTGCTGCATTCTTGAAGATTATACAAACCTCGGCCCCACGACATCCCCCGTGAATCTCAACACGCAGTCGGGGGCGTACGTGCTCGACGGCAGCACCGGCATCGTCATGGCCAGGGCGATTTACGGCGGCTTTGGTGTCTCGCGCGCGGTGACGCTGGGAACGCCGCCACAAATCTCCACGCCCTGCAGTTCGCCTTTGGCTGCGACAGACGCTTTTTTTACTGTGATGCAGGAGGTCACCGAATTCGCCATTTTTGGAACAACGGCCGGCAGCGCAGTCAAAACACAAATCGGGCTTTCGCGACTTTCAATGGCGCCCAACAGCACCCTGCAGCCAATTCAGGCACAGCTTGGGGAGACGACGTATTTGGCGGGCGGCGCACTCACCGCTTACGACGGCAGCGCGGTGGGAGAGCTTGGTTTTTTTCAGTTTCCCGAAGGCGTCGGCGCCGTCGGGGCGAATGGCGGCTCAATGACGACCGGCACGCATTTGGTGACGGCTGTCTATGAGTGGACCGACGCCGGAGGCAATATTCATGTGTCGGCGCCCGCGCCGCCGGTCAGCGTGACGTTGTCCGGGGCCCAAGGAACGATTCTCGTCAATGTGCCGACGCTCCTGCTCACCCAAAAGACTGGCGTGCAAATCGTCGTGTATTGCACTGCGGCCGCTGGGCTTACGTTTTTTCGAACGAACGTGACGGGCGCCTACCCGAACACCAAGGCGGCCACCACCGTGCTGGCGGCCATCACCACGGCCGACGCCTCGCTGACGACAAACGAGCTGCTTTATTCACAGCCACTGCAGGGCGGCACGGCGTTGCCGAATATTTCGCCACCACCCGTGTCGGCGCTGGCCGTGCACGACGGCCGCCTTTTCATTGTGGTGGCCGATCAGCCCGGCACCGTCGATTTCTCGCAACCCTTCGTCGACGGTGTCGGCCTGCAATTTAGTGACGAAGCGGCGATGCAATTCACCACCGACGTCAACGGCGGCCAAGTCATTGCGCTCGCCTCAATGGATGAAAAACTCGCGGTGCTGTGCGAGCGCCGCCCCTACGCGCTTCTGGGCACCGGGCCGACCCTGGCGGGCCTTTCCGGTCAATACACTCTGGTTGAAGTGCCTTCTGACGTCGGATGCCGGGCCTCGCGCAGCGTGCTGCGGATGCCATCCGGCATCATCTTCAAGTCGCCCAAGGGTTGGTATCTGCTCGGCCGCGACCTGCAAGTGAAATACATCGGCGAAGGCGTCAGTCGCTTCGACGCCCAATCGGTGTCGGGCGCCGTCATGCTCGAAAACGAGCAAGAGTGCCGCTTCTCCAGTGTCGACGGAACCCAACTTGTCTTTAGCTACCTGTCTGGCCAATGGAGCGTGCTGACGTACGACTTCGATGGCGCCGAGCTGGACGCGCGGGCGTCGATTTGGTGGCCAACGGATGCGTCTTGGGTCGTTCTGTCGCCGACGGTGGGCCTTGCGACAGAGACGACAGAGGGCGCCGACGGCTCCTTCGCAATCACGCCAATCATGCGCACCGGCTGGCTGCGCGTAAATTCGCTCGACGGGTTTCAGCGGGTGCGCTGGCTTTATTGGACGATGACGGCCAACGGGCTTCCGCTCGACCCGGGCAGCTCGCTTGAAGTGAGCGTCGACTTCGATGACGAATACGGCAACACGGCCGCCGGCTCCTACACTTTCCCGGTCGACCTCAATGCAATCAGCTTCACATCGACGCAGGCCATCGACCTTCGCCACAAACTTCGACGACAGAAGTGCAAGTCAGTCGCCTTCACGTTTATCGTGCGAACGCTGCCGCCCTTCGCCAACCGGCTGACCGGGTTTCAGGCGCTGACGTTGCAGGTTGGCGTCAAGCACGGCACCAACAAATTGCCCGCAGGGCAGAGCGTGGGGTGAGACATGGGCGTGAATCCTGACGGAAGCTTTACTCGCGACGATGGCCAGGTCATCAAATACGCCTACGGCCAGGCCAATTGGGACCCCTCGACGGGCGCCGCCAACAAAGGCCACTGGAACGACGACGGCTCATTCACGTGGGACACGGGCAAATATGCCGGTTACACGGTGCCGGCGCGCGAAGCGCAAAACAACGCAGACATGTACGCGCAGAATGCCGGCTCGCCAGAGGAAATGGCGAAAGCCCAAGACGCATTCGCCTTCAACAACGGGCAGGGCAAATACGAAGGCAACGGCAACGCCTCGGCCCGTGGTTTTACCGATTTTTTCAACCGCTCTGCCGCAATGCCGGGCCGCAATGACATCGACTTCACTCAGCCCGGCGACGATCGCACACGCCTCGGCGGCATGCTGGATGTCCTCGGCGGCCAAGCCGACACGGGCGCGGGCGCATGGCAAAACTCCCTTGCCAACGCCACCGCACAAAACAACGCATTCGCCCAGGCCTTTGGGCAGTCGATTCCCGGCGCTGGATACGCAACGTCGCTTCGAAACATTGGCAACACCCAGGCCGCCAACAACCAGCGCGCCATTGGGCAGGCCAACACGCTGCGCGCGCAGGCCCAATTGGGCGCCGCCGACACGATGGGGAGCGCCCTTGGGCAGCAGGCGGATGTGGATGCGGCCGGTTCGGTCGCGCAAGGCGCCGCCCGCCAGGCCAAACAGCAGGCCGACAATCAAATTTTCCAGCAAATTGCCACCGACAACCGAAACCTACTCAGTGGCGCCGCGCAGGGCGCCGTAGGCCTCACGAACATGGTCGGTGGAATGGCGCTCGCCAGCGACGGCGGCGCAGTGCCTGGCAAAGCGCAGGTGTTTGGCGACGACGAAGCAAACGACACGGTGCCGGCCTGGCTGTCGCCCGGCGAAATCGTCATTCCCCGCAGCGTGGCCCTTGCGCCGAATGCCGCCCGTGAAGCGGCGCATTTCGTTGCGGCAGTCAAGAAAAGCAAGGGCGGCGCCGCTGGCTATGCGGAGGGCGGGTACATTCCGGGCCTCGACAACTTCGGCGTCATGAAGAAAGACGCCAGCATCGAGAACGGCGGCCTGCTCGACACGGCAAACTACGACGCCACCCGCGACGCCATTCTCGGCAACGCCAATCGCTTTCAGGCGCAGGCCATGGGCACAGGCCCCAGTCTTTCGCCACAAATGCAAACCAACAACATCGACGACGCGGCCGCCGCGGGCATGCGTGCCGCCGCAGGCCGCACGCCTGTGCCGGCCGGCGCATTGTTGTCGTCGGCCACCGAGCGCGCCCAGCAAGGCGCAGGCGACGCCGCAGAGCAGACACTCAAGGAGACGCAGCACGGTCAAACCGCCTTCATCAACGCAATGAATCAGCAACGCGCGAGGGATTTGAGTTTCGCCCAGGCGCGCCAGCAAGCGGCCTGGCGTCAGGCGATGATGAATTCAGGCCTTACGCTCGACAATCAAAACCAACTGCTGGGCCTCTACGGCGCCGCCGGTCAGGGCGTCTCGGCGCTCGCTGACGTGCTGTCGAAAAGCCGCGACGCCTCGGGCATGCCCGATTGGACGCGCAACACGGGCCACGGCAACAATCAAGACTCCATTGACGAGGCCTTCAATGCGGCACACGGCGGCCAGATTCCGCCGCCCAATGCCCCTCGCTACGCCGACGGCTCCGGCGACGTCGGATTTGATGTCATGAATCCGAACTTCACTGACTTGAAGCTTCGGCCGCGGCTCGAGGGGCCTGTGGATGACGTGCTTTCGGCCGGCATCCCCACCTCGCGCACGACGCTGCCGATGAGCAAGGGTTCCGCGGCAGAGGTTGTTGACCGGAACCTGGGTCGCAGCATTACGCCTGGCGAATTCGTGTCGATTGCGAATGGCAACAGCATCGACGTCGACCCTGTCACGGCCCGGGCGCTTCAAGACAAGAGCCAATCAGCAACGCTCGGTATCAAGCCTGGCAGGTTCGCCGCCAATGCATCGGCGCCGCCCGCGCCAGCGGCCTCGAGCGCCCCCGGGGCAACGGCGCCCATGGGTGCGCCCGGTAGCGGGGTGCCGAAAGACAAGTCGGGGGCAACATTCGACGCTGCGTTTGACGAGCAGAGGAAGGCCGCCCAAGCACACACGAATGCCGAGGTGGGCGCCATCGAAGCCGAGGCGAAGGGGCTGGCGCTCAGGCAGCAGGCGGCAGACGTGGCCGACCTGCAGCGCAAAGAAATGATTCAGCAGGGAGAGCTGGAGAATCAGAAATCCCTGAATGACTGGAAGGCCGCGGTCGCCGAGCAGGCGCGCATCGATCCAACGCTCGACTCTGGGCGATGGTGGGCCTCGAGAAGCACCGGCGGCAAAATCGCAGGCATCATCGGCCTGGCGCTCGGCACTCTCGGTGCGGGCGCCGACGGCGTCAACCGCGCCGCCGGCATGATTCAGGCGAACATCGACAGAGACCTGGAGGCTCAAAAAGCAGAACATGAGCTGCGGCTGAAAAAAGGCCAGCAAGCCGTCGACTCGGCGCAAGGCATTTACGGCGCCGCCCGACAGCACTTTCAAGACAACATCGCCGCTTGGCACGCATCCAAAGACGCGCTTTTGGAAAAAGCCGAAATGCAGACGCAGCAACTTTTGGCCACCACCAAAAGCCCTCTGGCACAGTCTCAGGGCGCCATGTTGTTGGCGAAAATCTCGGCCGACCGGGCTCAAGAGCAGGCCAAAACGTACGACCGCGGTATGGAAGCTCGACTGAAGGCCGCGCAAACCGCAAACCTGCAGGCGGAAGCTGCGAAAAACATGGCG